AATAAGCTACAAGCTTGCAGCCCTCAAAAGACATGACGAGCTTGGATGCCAGCAGAGCAATTGTCATGGTTGCGCCGGTGCTGGCGGATCAGACTGGGGAGCGGGCTGCGGCGGGAATGCCAGTACCTTGCCCATTTGAGGGACCATCCCGTGGAAAATACCGGCAGCTAGACCAAAGAACGAAAGGAAGGCGTCGTGAGACATCTGCAAGCTCTGCTGCATGCTATCAGCAGACACCCACTTAGCCGCAACCAGCCACTCAATAACGACACTTGTAAAGAAGAACGTCATCATCAATAAAACCATCAAATTGAAGTGCCGTTCAGTTTGGTCTTGACTCCTTCCGGTTAGTGTATCCACAATGCTCGCAGCCTCTCCGGTGAGAGTAACACGTGCGTTCATACTAATCTAGTGGCATAGGTCCAGTCACGATCCTGGACCCCTTTCCGTTATAGTCGGCCACAAACAGCATCTTCTGGCAACTAGGACCGTTGAATGCCAAGTTGGCCGAGGCATCAGCGAGAGAGTTTAGTAAGGGAGCAGGCTGCGGCGCACCGGGAGCGATGAGAGCTGGGGCATGGTCGAGGAAGATATGCCCGATCACTAGACCCGTTGAGACGGATTTAGAAGCTGCCACGATACCTGGGACGAATATCGAGGCGGCTATGGATGTTCCCTCTACCGCTCCAACCATGAGCAAGTGCCGCCAGTTGCGGTCTACGGTCTGCGTTACAAGCGCATTCGCGATCCCGGAGTCGATATCGGCTATGCCCATTTTATTGGCCATGCTGAGTATGCGACCGACGCTGACTATGCCGGTTCCAGGGGCGCATACATTAGCCTTGACGATCTGCATGCCCTTCACGAGCTTGCCGGTAAGCGCCTTGAGTGCGGCAGGGCCTTGCGAGGCAAAACTTACAGTAACTCCTGAACTACCCACCGTAGGGTTAGTTACGGTAGCTTGAATAAACCGGAGCGAAGGAATAGCGTTTGCTGTTCCTCCTAGGCTCCACGTCTCGCCCGACACTCCGCCTGTATAGCATCCACCGGCACCGGTATTGGCGTCCCACGTCACGCAAGTGGAGTCACCGTCAGTAGGCGACTTTGGGGCGGTTGATTTTTCCCCAAACTCTGGGCCGTTCCACACGCACACAAAATCGTGGTCTGAATCCATAGAACCAGTGAAATCCGCGCAAGCCATTCCACGCGGCATTGGCGGTAATTCCGGTAGCGCCGCATCCATGGGAGCCTTCCAGTACAGCGGCTCCATGTAGTGGATCGGCACGCCGAGCATGGCGCTGATCTCGGCTTCCTGCATCTCGATGGGAGATTGCTGGGCCGTAAGAATCAATGGAAACAGAAGTAGCAAGAGTCTCATACAGGGCACGGATCGCTAAAGATTGCTAGAAGTAGTGTGCGGATGTTGAGGTAACGCTGGCACTCGGAACACCCGCAAGTACCCTGAGCGGCGGTGTGGCCGATTAGATACTCAAGCTGCTCTCGCATCACGTCATTCTCATCCGCAATAGGGCAAAGAATCGGAGAATACTTTGGCTGGTAGCCATTAGATGGAGCCGAAGGTAAGTAAACCGTTGCGCCCATAGGGGCACTCTATCCAACACATACCTACTGCTGGTAGGATAGCACGGCTACACTAAGCCCCTATTTTCCCTCTTAATGCGCGGACTCCCTCCAGAATTTCTTGAATTGCGGCGGATTCGGTACTGTCAAGCTTTACGCCGGGGCCGCTGCTTGGGACATTCGTGTTGTCAACTACTACCCCAAACGGGCTATTCCTGAGGGATTCCCCAGGCACTAGCGGACGGATAGGGGCTTCCCAATGTGGCGGTAGATTTGGCGGCAATGTGTTCGGCGGTGTCGGATCTGGGAAATTAGTCATACCGGCCTCGCCTGCCTGAATCCAGATCGTTACTACGGAAACCGTTCCGTTCGGAGCCATATGAATAGCCTGGTAGCTCACGAATACAGATGGATCGGGCGGACTTACTTGCGCCGGGTCCTTCCAGTACTTTGGCCGCTTGGTGGCGTCGTACGGAGGATCGTTCGGACCACGATACAATTCTGGGAAAATTTCCAATTTAATTGCCGGATACGTTGCCGTAGACGGCTGAGGCGGGAACACGGTTGACATAGTAAAACTCCTTTTCTTTTTGTTATTCGAATAATGCGGCAGCTTCCGTGGATGATTCTTCAGCGGAAGCCTCAGTCATACCTAACTTTGCGTGGATCATAGCGGCTAATTCGGTACCATTGTAGAACTGCCCGCCTAGCTCATCAACAAGCCGCTGATGATCTTCCGGGGTCATTAAGACGCGCTGTGGTTGTGGGATGATGTCCCCAAGTAGCCACCCTTGGTCAACGCACTCATCGATGACCCGCTGGACCAGTTCATTGACGGGAATCTCTTGGAACTCCGCCTTAGAGGCAATTGCGGGCTCGTAGGTCGGGTCAATCTCCCAGAAGCCACGCAACTTGCCTCCTGAGCGGCCAGCGCCAGCTTCCAGCAACGGCACGATATCGTCTACGCCGCCGATCTCTTGGCCGATCGATTGCTCAATGCGATCGACTTCATCCGGCCTCAATATCATTCCACCGTCCGCCAGGGCGCATACAAGGCTGTTGGCGTAGGCGGCAATGGCTGGTCCAGGACCAGCATCGCCAGGCAGGCGTTTCATTAACTCATCGACTTGCTTCTGGCTTACGGTGAGGGTTACTGGGATAAGGATGGTATCTGACATGGCATAAGTATCCGCCAAACAGCCTACCGAGTCAAGAGACTATACCGCTAGAGTTGATCCCATGTAACGGGGATTGCTTCTGCCGCGTTGGGATCACGTTGCCCCATTTGCTTGAAAACGTCATCCCCACTGAGTTTTCTGGGGTCTGCTTGTGGATTCTTTCTTCTCGCCCGTAGCCTTACCGATCCGCAGGGCTCCCCGGTATCTGGATGCGTAGCTGGACAATTCACGTATTCTTCTGGCGTTGCAGCGGGCCATTCTGCCAAACATGAATCGCAAGACTGAATCCATTCTTTTGGCGTGTTGGCATCCTGGACGCTAGGGAGAGAAATCTTCCCCGTGCCTGGATCTATATCGAATTCATGAGAACAATAGAGGGCAATACACCCGGCCATCAGCTCGTCATCGTGGAATGTCGCGCTGGCAGCCGCGCTACGATCGTCAAACTCTTCTTTTACGAACGTGGTCATCTCTTCCCGGAAATTCTTAGAGCGGATAATCCACACGCCGCCACGTAACCAGTAGCGGGCATTCTGATAGAGAACCGTCTTATGCCCCGCCTTGGTCCACCAATGCCACTTATTGGACTGCGGGTTAGTCGAGTCCTTGTGCTTCCACCGGTAGATATTCGGGTAGTTGTAGGCGTAGAGAATGTCGTCACCGGTCGTGTTGTACACGTTGTACTCCACGCACATCACGGCCTCGTTGTACATCCGGCCAATCTTATCCGCGTAAAAAGCAAGAGTCTTAGGATCAGTGTTATTGTCGCGCCATACGGCCACCTGTTCATCAGGCGCATGCACGCCGCCAATCCGGTTAACAAAAATAACTGAGTAGTCTTGGCCGATTCCCTCGGCTACATCGACGCCGATGGAGTATTCAGCCCCAGGTACCGGATCGCGCCATTGGATAAATGGAGAGTCCATGGGAGACATGAATCGGTGGTCATCGGTGCAGTCGGATAAGTAGCAGTGGTAGCTTTCCTCCCCAGCGGCATCCCGCGTTATTTGGCACCCATGGAAACGTCCATCAGGGTTGCCGATGAATCCACGCCTGACGTAAGGAACTTTTTCTTCGTCTTCCAGGGTAGCGTCCACGTTTTCGTAGCATAGGTCATCAAAGACTGAATAGCCGGAAACTTGAAATGCGTCCTCAGCCGTCGCGGCGTACTCTTGCTTGAACTTCTTCAGGGCCTCCCGACTGTTAGCTTCGGCCTGAATCCTCCGGTCTTCATGCCATACCAATTGACCGTTCGTTAAAATAACCGGCATCATCGTGCCGATGCCGCACATGATGCACTTTGCTCCAGCGAGAGATTCCCCTTTATGGCCAGCAGAGCGATACTGTCCGCAGATCGAGTTACTGCAACGGACCCATTCTTTCTGAATCCTGTCTCGCATACCGGCTTCCTGGCGCTGCGGCTTCCACCCTGGCATAACCACCATGGTTCGGCTATGCTCAAAAAACCAGCCGAGAAACAACGGGTACCAAGCAGCTCTATCGGCAAGTTTCTCACTCGCTCGCCACAGCCTATGGGTTGTATTGCCTGTCCCTTTGCCAGTTGTTTCGATAAACCCAAAATTAACGGGAGTGTCGTGGATGGCAGGGGTCAAGTCCTCCATGATGATCTCTTCGGCGCGTTGCTGGTCAAAGTCAGACAACTCCGAAATATGGGCGGCAGATACACGCTTGCCCTGGCCGACACCGGACCACTGAGTAGAGTACTCAACCCTAACATGGGAATTATTTCCGGGACGGATGCCGCGTAATGCCGGGTCCTTGCGATCGAACACCAGTCCACCCTTGATCTCACGGGATGCCACTTCCGGCTTCAGCCACCAAGGGAGTTTGTTGTAGATGTGCTCCATCATCCCGAAGAGATATGCCGAATCCTCTTCGTCCACAGACAGCACAATGGCGTAACGGTTACGGAAGAATATAGCCTGCCAAGCGATCAAAGCTTCTATCAAAGCCGACATACCCAAACGTCTTGCTTTGATGATGAATATAAGTTGCTTCTTTCCTTTGGCCTTAATCTGCCTCATTGTTTCGAGCACAAGATACTGGCTTTCCCACAATGAAAACAGTTGATCCTTAGATTCGTTATTGACTATCCAGAAGTAATTCCTGGCGGCGTACTCGAAGTACTTCCTGCAAAGAGAAGCTTGCTCGAAGATCGCCCGCCGCTCAGTGTCCGACAGAGAAGCGAACTTTTCAGGCGAAGGTAAAGAGGCCCATTCTTCCTCCGTAATCTTAAGCTTTAACGGGAGATCTCGGTCCAACCATTGGACCATATCCTTTACGCCAGGATCTCTCACTAATTACTCTCCCGCTGCGCCTTCTGGGGTGATGTCGAACGATCGATTGCGCTCCTCGATCAACTTGTGGTCATTCTCAAACAACTGGGTGATGTCTTCGAAGTCTCGAATGCCTTCCGGTGTTCTGGGAGATGGTAATGCAGCGGCCTTGGAAGCCGCCAGGGCCTGTGCGCTGGTCTGTACGTTGACGCTAGGGGCGAACACGTTTCCGGCCCCTCTGGCGGGCTGGATTACGCCGAAGCTTTCCAGGGCTACCCGGATGGCTGGCAGGCTATCTGAATCTTTGATCGAACGCCGGAGAGCGTTTAAGGCATCAGGTAGGAGGTATGGGGCAAAAAGCGCCATGACCTTCTTTTGAAAAGTTCCCTTTGAAAGCCGCTTTGCGCCAACGGAACCATTCTTGCCGAGAAACCCATCGGGCAGAGATATGTCCGGGGTCACTTCTTTTTCAGGTGTTTTCTTTGTGCTTGGCCTGCCGAGCTTCCTGCGGGTTTTTGTTGCTGTCTCAGCCACGAAGATAGCGTAGCATAGACTACGTTACCTAGAACGTTTAAAGGTGACAATATCGTCATTCAATTGACGGATGTGGGCGTCTATCTCTCTCAATTGCTGATCGCGTAATTCTTTGATTTCCCGGTCAATAGAATCCAGTCTCTCACTGACCCCCGGCGTGCCGCTGGTTTCTATCCGGTCTAGGCGACGAGTATTTACGTCAATCTGCCGTGTGTGCTGCCCAGCACTGAAGGAGACAGTGAGGAGCCACCCAGCTAACGCGAACAATCCGGCGATATTGGCCGAGGATATAACGATCATCAACCGAGTGCTGCGGCCATTGCCATTGTTTTCAGGCATAACCGATCCACGTTGCCGTCTTGCCTAACGTATAAATATTAGCAGAATTTAGGATTATTTTGGCCGAATCAGCTTCCTGGCTTCTTCTGGGGCTTCAGAGAAATTAGTCTGCCGTTGCCTCTCAACGATCGCGCCTGTGGGATTGGAGACTACATTCCATCCCGACTGCCCTTGGTAATCCACTGAGTC